AAGGTGGTTTACGCGGCGATGATGCGGCGGTTGGGGGCGGTCGCCTATTTAGTCGGCCCAAACGACGAAGACTTCAAATTGCCGCCGGGATGCGGAGGGGATGCCCCTGTGTAATGAGATAGACGTCAAAGCCGCGATGTCGGTGCTTGGCGTAGTCCATGATGTAGGCGGGTTGTACCGCGTTGGTCGAGATGGTCGGGTAGTAGTCCTGGCACTCGTCGATGAGCAGGATTGAGCCGTCCGGCGCATTTTGCCAGCTGTGCGGCGTGATGTCGTTGGCGAGGTCAACGCCGGGGTCTCGTGGGTCGCCCATCTTGTGCCAATTGTCGAAGGTGATGTCGCCGACGTCGGTCATGCCGTTGATGTTGGCAAAATAGACGCTGCGCGATTCCTTGATTGCGCGCTCCCGTACCATCTGGATAGTGTTGAGCGTTTTGCCCGCCCCAGGCGTACCCGTTACCAGATAAATAGCCATTAGTCTTTACCTCCGCCAAAGTGCATGCGCTTGAGACCTCCCGCGGCGGTCAATCCGTTAATGGTGAGTTTGGCGAGTACCGCCGATAACATAAGACTAACGCAGATGTCAAGTTTCATAACGCCGAGCCATTGGACAAGGGGGAACCAGTCCGGCGAGCTGATATTGAGCAGGGATTGAATCTGCTGCGTCGCCCAGGTCAATAATGGTTTGACGCCGACCACGGTGATAAAGCCGATGCCGAGCAGCGCGATAACACGGGTAATCAGCCATGTCAACAGGGAAGAACCAACGCTTATCAGCACGCCGGCAACAAGAGGGATTGCCATAATTATTGCTCCTTGTCAATACCCTAAGAGAAGACGTAACGCACGGAAAACAAAAGTGTTATTGCAACAAGCAGATTGCCAATGATTTGCGCGATGGTGCAAAACGGGGCGCTGTCCATTTCAAAGTGTCCCCATTTGCCCATGTCCGCCGAGGGTAGCGCCGGGCAGGTGCGCGACCAGCCGTAACCGCCGAGGTCGAGTACGCCGCCGAGATCGATGTTTTTGCCGTTGCCGTTGAGGCCGCGTTCGGCGTCGCCCATGCTGCTGCCGTTCACCTCGTCCACGGTTTTGCCGTGGCCGTTCACATAGTTCTGTTCGCTTTCGCGCTCCCGCTGCTGTTGCGCCGCCGCGCAGCCCTGATAAAACTGCTGCTTGACGATGTAACATTGCGTCGCATCGCCCTTGCATTCGGGCGGGCGGTTGTCGCGACAACTGCCGCCCTTAACCTCACCGCCGCCGCGCTCCGCCAAACAGGCAGTGCGCCATTGCTCCCTTGCGATATAGCATTGCACGGGGTCGCCCTTGCAGATTGGCGCCTTGCCACTCTTGCAATCGCCGCCGCTGATACTGCTGCCGTCGCCCTTGCCGTCCTTGTCGCCATCGCCCTTGCCGTCATCCTTGCCGTTGGGGCTGCCGTTGTTGTCGTCCTTGCCCTTGCCGCCGCCGGGCTTGCCGCCGTTGTCGCCCGTGCCGCCGCCGGGGTTGCTGTTGCCGCCGGGATTGCCGCCCGGTGTGCCGTTACCGCCGCCCGCCTGGCCGTGGCCATCGGCGCTGCCGCTGTCCTTGCCGTCCTTGCCGTCGGCTCCATCCTTGCCGTCATGGCCGGGCTGGCCGGGGCTGCCGCCACCACCACCACCACCGCCGCCGCCGCCCGGCTTCGGTTTTTTGTCGTCTATTTTGTTCGGGTCGTCGGCTGCGCCACTATCTCCCTTACTATCCTTTCCTGTGCCACCCTGTCCCCCGCTTTGATTGCCGCCAGCATCGCCTCCGCCTGCGCCTCCGTTGTTTTTACCGTCATCATGTCCGTCTTGTTTAGGCGTTTTTCCTTGATTATTTGGATCACCCTTTCCGCCACCATCCGGCTTTCCGCTTCCGTCATCGCCGCCGCTGTCCTTGCCGCTGTCATCGCCAGCAGCGTCATCATTAACCTCGTCATATTTCGTCGTTTCATTGGATTCTCCGGGTTTTGGGTTGCAAACAGTACCTGTTTGCAGCGCAGTATAATCGCTCACGCAATAACTTTTGCCAGCTATCTCATAGCAAACAACACCGCCATAATCGCTACCTGCCGCCGCGCCTTTCTTCTTTACCCTCGTGTACTCCACTTCGCAGTTGTTGTTACATTGCCGCATCATCGTCGGCACCTTGTCAGTTCCCGGGAATTCAAGCTGGTGTGTACCTTTGCTTCCCGTCCCCTCAATGTGCTTCAGGTCGCAGGTTTTTGGCTCCGCCCAATACTCGCTCATCTCAAAACCCGGAAAACCGTTCTCGCCGTCCTTCCAGCATTTGCCCCGGTTTTTGCCAAGCTCCCGCCCCGGCACCGTGCCGATATATCTGCACGCCGCCGCCGCGCTGGCAAACGAGCGGCTCTTGCCCGTGTGCAGGTTGTACCAGAGGTTTGCCGTGCTGGCGTTCGCCACGCCCGAAAACAGAAAGGCAAAGCTGTAAACAACCATCACGAAAAATGCAAAAAAATACAACAGCGCCCAAAGAAAACGGGCAACAAGCCTAAATGTTTTCATAATCAGTCACTAAACAGGATATAGAAGGCGAGCAGGACGCCAAAGGCGGCGAGGTAATCAGGTGTCATAAGCAATCAGGGCGACCGAAGCCGCCCCCCGTGTTAACCGGTAATTTTGCGAATCAGCCGGTAGCCGACAATCAACGCAACCGCCGCCAACATCGCTATGCCGACGGCAACGATGATGGGCTTGGCCGAGTTAATCTGCGCGACCACGTCATCGGCGGAAAAGCTATCTGCCGCCGATGCTGGCAGGGTTGCCATGAGGTACAGCGGCAAGCCTACCGCTGCGGCTTTCATTTTGCGGAACATTTCATACTCCCAATGTTCTGATTACTCGTTTGATTCCCCAAGCCGTTGCCATCAGTCCGCCACACGCCAACAGCACGGGCATCATCTCCGACAGGCTTGGGGCGCTTACCCCGCCATTCATCACCTGATTGACGGGGACTTGCCGACAATCGCTAACGGTTATCCCGTCAACCGTCCGGCAAATCTGTATCACTTCGTAACCGTTCACAGTATCTGCGGGTTGTAATTGCAGGGCAGATAGACGGTGTGAACGGTTATTTCGTGCATTAACGGGTCAATGTCGCGCGCATAATTCAGTGCGTTATCAAGGCTCTGGAACGTCCGCGCGCGCGCCATGTTGATGTACCAGACCAGTTCACCGTCATCGCAACCGACAAATTCGCCGGTGTCCAGACGCTGGATGATGAAAAACGCCTGATACATGGTTTACCCCTGCTTCTGTTGTTGCACCGGCTTGATTTCAAACAGCATATTTTCCATCCGGCCATTGCGCGCCACGGACTCGAATTGCAAATCGGCCTCAAACGGGAACGGCATCCGCGCCAGTCCTTCAAATTTTTCGCTGCGCCCGTAACGCACATCTATGACGTTGAAACCGGCTTCGTTTTCGCTATCCGGCGGCACACGGAACATAATCCGCACTTTGCAGGTGTCGTAATGGTTGCCTTCGACTTCGCCCTTAAAACGCTTGACGCCGACGACAGTTGCTCTTTGTTGCATGGTTGCCTCCTTACAGGCTATACAGGGATTACATCAGGTTCTCGGTGTATGTACTGGATTCCGAGGAACTGACAGAAATAACGACCCGGATGCGTTCGCTCCGGAACTCCTGCATTGGGGTCGAATACGGTGAGTATTTCTTCGGCAGTCTTGCCGTGTTTGAGCAGCAGATTGACCGCGCGGCTTCCTTGCATCCGCAGGTATTTAACGGCGTGCTCTATGCTGGTTTGCATTACCCGCTGCTTGGCCGCAACCTTCTTGGGCGCGTCTGTGCGCAACAGCGGGTTTTGTTGAAAGGCGGGGTATGTGGCAAGGTAGTCGCCCGCGTGCAGCAGGATGTCAATGGGTATGCGCAAATCCCGGCTGCGCATTTCCAGCTCAACCCGCAACCAGGGCGATCTTTCATCGCCCAGCTGCTTGCCTTTTTCGTAGGCGCGCACCAAACGGGACGACTGCCGCGAACCAATGTAGAGGGTGCGACCCGTTTGCGTGTCGTTGTCCCAATCCCGGCCTTCTTTGCGCAGCAGCGGCTTGGTAATAGAGAGGGTAAAGCCGCCCCCCCGCCGGAAGCGCCGGTCCTCGACCAGAGCTGCCTGCTGCTTGATGACGACCCGATCGGCGCACTGGGCACCATGGCCATGCTCGAACGCCTGGTCCGTTCGGTGGACCACGCCACCAGCCTGACCCAGGCCAGCGCCCTGCTGCAGACCCAGCCCGAAGTCTACGACCCCTCACAAG